AAACTCAATCCTAATAACACTATGATTAATGCTAATCTATCTTTATTCATATTGTTCTCCATAAGTTTCTATTTTATGTTTGTAATATTTTAATTCTTCTTTATTCATTTTTTTCTCCTTTTTTGTCTGTGAATATACGAAATAAAAGGGAAATAATCTATACATTATAGACTATTATGCACATAGTTGCATTATTATCATTACTGACCTCCTGTAATGCAATTATTTCCCTAATATTTCTTGCCTCTTGTAATTAATTGTGAGCAAATACTGTGTTGCTCTCAATACTATTTCTATTAAACATTGCGTCATATTGCATATGGTCAGATAATGTTCTTGTTACCTGTTCTGCTGTATGACAATGGTCCTGTATATGTGTTAATAGTCTTACACTATTTACTTTACTGAACCTGAATAAACGCTGTCCTGATTGTACATTCCAACGATTATTTAACTCACATATCAAATGATATTTTATACTTTCCATATTACTTTCCTTTTTAATTAAATTAAATACACTCACAATGGGACTTACACAATGTGAAACCGTCGTTTCCCCATAATATTTGTGTCAATGACTGCTTTGTGTCGTTTGACAAATATCCTATTACACATCAGAGGTTTTCTTATCCATATGGACATCGACTAACTCAACTACTGACTTGACCTATCAGTTTTGACAATAGGGTAGATTAAAGCCAAGCAATGCTTTTATTATCTACGAATATGAGTATATTTAATTATTTACATTTTTTTACTTGTAGGGTATTTAAAGTGCATAGAGACACGAATGCCTCTACACACTATGAAGTTAATTATCAGTTACTTCAACTTGTACACATTGACTGCTATTACTGTTGCCAACATATGCTACACCAGATAATTGCTTATACTTCTCATTATACTTGAAGTCATATATACGCAATTCCTTTGAAGCAAGCAGATGCTGATTAGTTGCTTCCTCATAAGCAGATAACTTATCTTTATCTACACCAGTAACTTGAACCAATGAACCATGACCTGCTTGCTTAGCAGTCAATGGTAGCACATCATAAGATGTATTACCTTTATCATCGGTTGATTTCTTAAAACGCTTATATGATATATTTAAATCTATTAACATATTTATATTCCTTATATTATTATTATTATTAAGTGATTACATTTAAGAAATGCAACCAAGAAAGAAGGCAAAAGAAACTACCCACCCTTCTTAGGATACAACGAAGTATAACGAAATATTAAATTTCAACGAAAATAAAGAATTTAAACCAAAAAAGAAGGCGGGTAGTTTTACTATATATCACTCACACACATTCTAGTTGCATTTTTGAAAGTTAACCCTTAATTTTGTGTATGAAACGTAAAAAACAGCAATTAGAGAAATTAGATAAAAAAACTGGTAAATGGATAAAAGTAGATTTAGAAGAAGCTAATGAAGAAATGATGTTAATTTACGATAGA